GGATCTCATAGATGCCGGTAGGGCTCTGGGTGGGGACCGTCTGGTTGGCGACGAACACGAAGGTGATGGTGCGCCCGTTGGGATCCATGCGGGCCACGATCATTCCGGCTCCGGTGACCGACACCGTCTTGGTTGCGTCGTTCTCTCCGTAGAACCCATCGATCCAGGCTGCCCCGGTGTTGATCGTCACCACTGAGCCGGCGATGGTGCATGACAGTTGGTTCTGATTGCCTGGTACGACGCCTGAGCCGTAGAACAGCCGTGCCATCAGCCGCCACCGGGCCGGGGTGGCGGTCGTACCGGACCCGGTGTCGAAGGGGAAGTAGGAGTCGAGCAGGGTCACGATTCAACTCCCTGAGACGAGGCGTTGTGCTGGTCCCACAACCACTGGGGCAGGGTGCCTTCCTGGGACTCCGGTCCAGGGGTGTACTCCTCACCGGTCTCGGCGTCGACCAGCTTGCCCTCGTCGTTGATCTCGTAGGTGACTATGCCGCCGGGGCCCTGCCCCCCGTCCACAGGCTCAGGGTCAACTGCGCCACCTGGATCCCCGGTCCTGTCCCCGCTGTCACTCTCCATCCAAAGGTCTTCTTTCCCTGAGTCACTGGTACGACACCGGTCAGCGCGACCGGCATGGATATGGCTGCGCCTGCAGGCCCGCCGGCCCCGATAGCTGGTGTGACGGTGGGGCTGACCTGTTGGTCGCCCTGGCCCCACTGGTAGGTCATCTGGCAGATGGCGCTCTGGGCCTGGCTCATGTCGCTGAAGGTGACCAGCATGGTGCCGTGGAGGAAGCCCTGAGCGGCGTACGGTATCCGGGCCAGCCCGAAGCTGTTCTGGAGCGTGGTGCTGGTGGCTACCGCTGTCGAGCCCGGTTGACTGGCCCACCAGCGCAATCCTGTGGCCGGGTTGATCAGGTTCCGGAGATCGAGGAGCGTGGTACCTCCGGAGACGCCCCAGATCGGGATCTCCCAGATGTTGGCGTCCTGCTCGAACCCCCCGGATCCGTAGTCGACCACGGTGTCCCGGTAGACGAGGGCCACGACCTCGTTGGCGTAGTTGACCTGGGCCACGATGGTGCCGTTGGTCCCCACGGTGAAGGTCTGGGAGGTGGTGATCTCGGCGTAGTAGCCGTGGATGAACACCGCACCGGGTTGCACTGTGACGGTGGTCCCGGCGATGGTGGCGTATAGCTGACTGACGGTGGCGGCTGCGCCCAACGGGTAGTTGGCTAGTACGCCATCGGCCATCCACAGGTTCGCCATCTTGCGCCAGCGCGCAGCGTTGGCTGAGGCGCCGTAACCAGGATCGAAGGGGAAGAATTCGTCAAAGTTTGCCATGGCCTACCAGTGTGCGTAGTTCTGCGCTCGTCCTTCCTCCTCAGTCAAACCGTGCCGAATGTTGAACGATGCCGCACTCTCTCCTGCGCCTACGTACCCTGGGTTGATTCCGGCGACGTTCTGACCCAGGAGCGTCCTGCGTCTGGTGTTGATGTCGTCCCTCCGGTGTGACGGCACTTGGCCCATGCCCAGTGAGTGGCGAAGAGCCGCCCCCATACCGGCGTCCCTGAAGTACTTGGCGTCGTAGTACGAGTCGATGATCGAGTGCGTCGCTTGCATGATGGCCGGCTTGTTGAACTGGAGGCCGTTGGCGTTCCGGTTGACGAAGCGACCCAGGCCACGGGAAGCGAAGGGTGATGGCTGTGCCTCCGATTGACGCTGCATGCCGCCTCCTACTGGGCGAAAACTGAACGCACCAGCGGTAGGGGCTCCCGTTGTTTTTGGCTGTGTACTCCCTTCCATGGCGATCTGGGCCGCTGTGCGAAGGGGTGATCCGTCCATTGCTACCTCCAGGGTGGAGCGAGCTTGCGTAGCTGGGTGGTGCGGCCGATGCCAGGTTCGGCCCCCATCATCGACTGCTGTCGTGGACTCCACTGAGGCACGAGATCGAGTTCAGGGGCGTTGCGCTCGCTCAGCCACATGGTGTCGACAGGCATAGCCTCCATCTGCCGCCGCACCCCACGGTCAGGCTGTAGAGCCTTGGGGAAGTAGTAGTCGGCCTGGTCGATTCGCTCCCCCTTATGGACACCTCTGACGTAGGAGCGTTGGTTCTGTCGATTTTTCAGGGAGTCGAGCAGCCGGTCCCCACGCCGGGTGTTGATAGTCCCCAAGTACCCGTCGGGCCACATACTTTCGGGCGTCTGGTTGTAGGCGGATCTCTTGGCGTCCAGGGCATCACGGAAGTACGGCCCCATGCCACCACCGCCACCAACGGTGTTGGCGTTCCCTGGCGCGCCGAAGTTATATGGTGGCAGGTACTGCCATGGGGTAAAGACGCCCCTGGGCATGGGTTAGCCGGTGATGCTCTGAGCGTCGAAGAAGGAGCGGACTTCGTCAGTGCGTGAGTGGGCTGCCGGCATGAGTTGCCCTAGAAAATGGGGGTCCTGAGGGTCCCTGATGGACGAGTCTTTCTCGCTGGCAACTATCTCGTAGGTGGGACCGTGGGGCTCCTTCAGGACGTGGTCTGCGTACTCGTACTCGTTCGGAGCACCACCGCTGGTGGGAGCGGGGCCTTGGAAGACCCCCCGGTCGCTCATCCCATTCCCGCTTCCTGTTGCCCCTGCCCGAAGGAGCCCTGTCGACTGGGCGTCGAGGGCACGATCCTCCCGCCGCCCTGGGTTGGTACCGGGGACTCCTGGGGGATCTTCATCGAGGGCGAGACGGTGAGGCGGGCGCCGTGTGACTCCATTGCGGTCCGGGGCGGGTGGGGCTCGGCCTGGACCCCGGCGCTGACGCCGGCTACGAACGCTTTGCTGTCGCCCAGGGGCGGGCCCTCCTTGCCAACGGCTCCCGTGGGGTACGGCAGGACGTCGGGGACGCCCTTCAGGTGGCCTCCGGTTCCTGTGTAACGGCCTCCGGCGATGGGGATCTCGCCCTCCCCACGAGCGGTTGCCTCGCCTGCAGCCAGGGCGGCTTCGCCCCCAGGGGATGCGGCGTACGGAGGGCTCCAGGTGCCAGCTTGACCGAGATGGCTGGAAGCGGCTCCCATGCGACGCCGGACGCTGTGTCCTGCACGTCTCTGATCAGCCATGTGTTCTCTCCTTCCTACGCATAGCCGCAAGCCTAGGGCCGGGTCACCGTCCGACCCTGACCAGGCGCCGCGTGGTGAAGGTGGGGTCGTACTCGGTGTGACCGGCCAGGCCCTTGATCACCTCCTGCTGGAACTTGGGCATCTCGGGCTCGACGTCGAAGGCGTGGGCGACACGGGCCAGGGCGTACGCCTCAGCGATGTTGGGGTCGTTGAAGTCCATCGCCCAGCGCTTCAGGATCTCCTTGGGGATCATGTCCTTGCGGGTGTTGCCGCTGCCGGACACGAACTTCTTGAGGGTCTGGGGCTGGACGATGAGCGGGTAGGCCCGTGGATCCTGGGCATCGAAGCAGCCCAGGATGGTGAGCTTGATGGCTGCACCCACCTCTCCGGAGGCGTGCTGGCCGAACTTCTCGAACATCGAGTACCCCTCCATGGCGATCTTGCAGATCCGGCCCTGGCACTCCAGCTTTTGAAGTTCATCGCTGATGCTCACCATGAGTCGTCGCAGCCGCAGCACACCGGTCGGCATAGTGCCCTTGGGCTTCCAGGTGGTGATCAGACCCCTGGTGGGCGACCAGGCCACCATGGCGCAGTTCTTGGATCCAGGATCCACCCCTACATAGATATCCATGTCATTTCACAGCCTTTCGATGACGACTCCTGGGCTTATCAGGTTCTGGCTTAGGCCCGGTTTTCTGTCTGCCCGATTCAATAGCGGCCTCAGGCTTATAGCCTGCCAATAATCGGGTGCGAATAACTCCATAGCTCATTTTTGCTCTTGGGTCTTCAGCCCAAGCAATGAGAGGTTTGGTTTCGCCCCAAGCGGTAACCCAACGGATCTGTCGAGTGTTGCGCTGTTGCTGAGACATCGGGATCCAGGTGCAGTTATCTGGCGTGTAGTCGCCGTTCACGTCGATGCGTTCGATGGTGAGGCCGTCTTGGTAATCGTGGTTGAGCGCCCATTCCTTGAAGACCTCATACTGTCGCCACTGCGGGCAGACTTTGATTCCCCTGCCACCGTAGGAGGGATAGCGAGCGAAGTTCTGGTCATAGCAACGTCGCAGCATGGTGAACCACTTCTTGTAGAGGCGGGTTTGCCTTCCTCGCTGAGCATCGCCGTGCCTCAGGTGGCCTGTCATGTGTCGACCCCCACGTAGATGTCAGTGGTCAAGGAGTGCCCCAGTCGCTACGTCCACCCACTCCATCGCCAGGCCCAAGGCTGCTGCCGTGGTGATCAGGCCCATCTCGTCGGGTGTCAACTCCTCATGGGTCCGCTCCATGATCTTCAAGACCATCTCCACCTTGGCGTGGAACTCAGGGTCGTTCATGTAGCGACCCTTGACGTAGTGGAGAAGGCTCCTGGGTTCAGCCACTGGCTTTCAGCCTCTCGATCTCCCGGTTGACGTACCAGGCTGCCTTCTTCAGATCCTCGATCTCGGTGGTGCCGTCCTTGAGGCCGGCCCGCCAGAGATACTTCATGGCGTTGCCTACGTTGAAGGTCATGTGCTCCACGATGCGGATGCACTCCACCCCGGAGGGATGGCTCCCATAATGAGGAGGATGATTGATGAGGTCGCTCACCACAGTTCGTTCACCAAGCGGATGTAGCGGTGCTCGGAGCAGATGCGGTCACGCCGGTTGCGCCGGATGCCTACCACGAACTGGCGTCGGCCCCAGCCGATGTACGGACGCCACCAGTAGGTCATGGCTCTATCCCTGACCTGCCGTTAGGGGCTAGGGGCTCTCCTGTCACCCACGCACTACGCCGTCCGCTAGTGCGGTACACGACGGGGGTATGCAGACTGAGCCTGTCGCCTCCGCAATCACGGCCTTCGCCTTGCAGTTCATGGCGACAATGCTCGTGAGTGATGCACGGATGCATGTGGACGTCTTGCGGACCGTACGGTCCGAAGTGCCAGTAGAGGGCGTGATATTCATGCTCCATAAGGCGCTCAGAGTCGGCGTTAGGGGGCACGACGAAACTCCACGGGAAGGTCTGACTCGTCAGCCAAACCGAGAGCGTGCAGCACTTCATCGGGTGGCACGGCGTTCTGGGTCACAGGATCTCCCGATTCACAGGCACGTCCTCCATATATATGGGGCCTTCGGGTCGGCCCGCTCTGACCGGGGCACGCCAGGGCCACACCTTGTCGGTGCCGTCCTCAAAGACGATGAGGATGTGCTCTGACGACTCCACCGGTTCGATGCTCTCGATGAAGCTGCCGAAGACGAGGTCCCCCGGCTCTAGCTCTTCAGGGAGCAAGCTCAGCCACCTCATCGGTCGGGATCCCCCTCCCCACGCAGCAGGCTGTGCTTGATCATCACATAC